CCGTGGGAGGTAGCGCCGGATCGCATTGAGGCGTTTGGTATGCTCCCATGTCTGTCGAACATCGCGCACCGGTCCGACGCGCGCGGCTTCGGCTTCGTTTAAGCGCCGACGCAGATGTACCGCGATGTCGCCGACTTCACGCCATTCGCCGAGGGCAGGCTCGCCGACGCCGGCTAATTCACGCAGGGCGAGCGCGAAGTACGGCTCAGGGTCGAGGTCGAAGACCGCTCGACCCGGCGATATCGAGACGTGCCACACGGGCCCGCCAAAATTCGCCTCCAGTCACTCGTACCCGGAATTGACGGTCAGCACGACCGACTCACCGCTCAGCAGCCGCCGGCGAAAGCGCGGATGATACGTTTCCGTCGCGAGCCGACAATGATGGGCGATCGCGGTTTCCTGCGCCGTTGTCATCAGGATTCCTTATAGAGCAGGCTGCGCACCGCAGCGTCCTTCGCTTCCAGCAGCTTCCGCAGCGTGACGGTGCGCTCGGGATTGCGCGGATAGCCCTCCGCGACATGTTTCGCGAGATCGCAGAACGGACGGCTGGCCTCCTGCAGCTTCTCGGGCAGGTGACCATACTCAAAGAATTGCAGCATCGGATCCGTCATAATAATTCTCCTAATAATCCCCTCATCCCATCCACGCCGTCGGCCCCGCCGCGGGCCGCGGCCCCGGCGGCGGCGGCTCGGGCGGTTTCGGCGCCCCGCGCCGCGGCGAGAAATTCACCTGTAAATATTCAAGACAATTACAGGAGTGGTCATACCAGCCATCCTTCTTCGGATGGCGCGTCGGCTTGTGATTGACGCTGATCGTGTGGTCATCCCAACAGTAGCCGGACTGCAGCGCATCGGCCAGAAACGTCCACGGCTGCACGCCGCGCCGTGGCGACACCAAGAGCCAGCGCGCGTCATCGACGCCGAACCCCTCACCCGTCGGTGTCCGCGCCCGCATGGCCCGCGCGAGCTCCTCGATCATCGCCAGCCGCACGTCGGGCGCGTTGCTGTTGTCGATGAACGCAATGCGGTGGCGCGGCGGATAATGCTGGCGCAGAATCTCGATGCCGTTCTGCCGGAGGCCCTGCGACGACTGGTGGCTGCCCGCCGGGTCGCAGCAGGTGCGCAACTCTTTCACGTCGCCGAACCATTCCTGGCGGTAGCGCGTCACCGTGCGCATGAAGTCGTCGAGGAACATGTCCTCGCCCTGGATCCCGCCGAGGACGAGCACCGCACCGAAGGGGTCGACTTGGCGCGCGACCCAGCAGGGATGATGCTGGCCGAAGTCGATCGCCTCCTCGAGCGGCAGCGCGGGGTTGAAGGCCAGCGGGCGCTCGTGCAGCCGCCGGTCGAACGCGCCCGCGTAGACCGGGTCGCCGATGACGTTCATGCCGCGGCGGCCCTCGAGCAGCGTGATCCGCTTGGGGTGGCCCAGCGGGTAGGTTTCTTCGAGGTTGCGGATGGTTTCCGCGTCGAGGTTCTGGGCGTTGTCGTAGACGCTCAGCGGAATGTACTTGCGATGCGCAATGCTGTTGTCGGCGGGGAACTCTTTCGCGATCCACTCCGACTCGGAGACGGCTTGCGGCGAGATCACGATCTGATGCGGGTAGCCCTTCTGCGACAACCGCGCCTTGAGCTCGTGGTAGATGTCGCGCGGCACTTCCTCGGCCTGGTCGATGTAGGCGCGCGCCAGCGTCAGGCCGCGGAACTTGCCGTAGCGCGTCATGGCGTCTTGCGCCTTGAGGCCGCGAATATAGGCGCGGCTGCCGTTGGGCAGCTCGTCGTAGTGCTCGAGCGGATTCCAACGCGCGGCGAGGCCCGCCTGCTGGAGGATCGCGCGCCAGACGGGTTTCAGGATCGACTGCGTGGCGTCCTCCGTCCAGCGGGCGAGGAGGGTGTGCAGCCCGGGATGCGTGACCATGGCGGTCAGTTCTTTGTGGAGGCAGATCGTCGTCTTGCTGGCGCGCAGGGCGCCTTCGATGTCCAGTGCGTGCGTCGGGTCCATCAGCGCGTCCCACTGCTTGCCGCGCCACTTCATCGTCACGGTGGGCGTCTTAGCGGCCGTCACCATTCAGCACCCCCGCCGCCGCGAGCAGCCGCGCCACCTGCCGCCGGACGCGCGGCGGGACCGCGCCCGCGCCCAACCGCTCCGCCTCGGCCAGCGACACGAGCACGTAGATCTGCGGGTCACGCCGCTTGCGTAGCGATGCCTGCAGCCGCGCGAACCACGGCTCTATTTTTTGGCGTGCCGCCGCCATGTGTCGGCCTCCGGGCAGGTCGCAAAGTGCGACGTCGTCTGCGTCATGTCCACGGCGGCGGTCTGCCCGTCGACCAACGTCCCCTCCAGTACGATGGGCGGATTGAACGGCATCCGCTTCCCGCTCCCGGCGAGCGTCGCCCATTCGATGCGTGCACCGCAGGACCGACACGTCCCGAGATGGCGACTCTCGCGCTCGATGACCAACGCTTTCATCGCACTCATTCGCGCACCTGCTGATGGACGATCGTGACGGGCAGCGGCGCGCCGACGGGCGCGGTGATCGTGGTCGGCGCGTCGAGCCCGAACAGCCGCGCCCGGCGCTCCATGACGCGCACCGCGGCCATGACCGCGCGCGGGTCGCTGGCGCGGATGCCGGGGGCGAGGGCGACGGTCAGCGTATCGAGCCGCCGCGCCTCGAGATCGCGCAGGCGTTCGGCCTTGCCCTTGATGACCGCGTCGAGGCGCGCCAGCTCGGCCTGCACATCGAGGTAGGCGGTCTTCTCCGACACGGCGAGCTGCGTGCCGATCTGGCGATACGTCGCGCCGGCGATGCGCAGGTCCAACGCCTTAGCCGCGCGGTCGCTGATCTTGGCGTGTTCGCCGACGGGCCGCTTGCGGCTGGCCTTTCTTCGGCGCGGTTGTGCGGGCATGCGGTGTTACCGACTTACGTGTTACCTCGCGGGCGCGGACGGCTTCGCCCACCTTCTGGGCCTTCTCGCCCGTGAACGCTTCCCAGCGGTCGAGCGCGACCTGCACGTACTGGGGTTCGATCTCGATGGCGCGGCAGGCGCGGGTCAGTTGTTCGGCGGCGATGAGGGTCGTGCCGCCCCCAACGAACCCATCGAGCACGACCTGCTCAGACTCGGTGCTGTTGTGCAGGGCGCGGATCGCCAGCGCGACGGGCTTTTGCGTCGGGTGAAACTCGTTGGCCTGCGCCCGCTGGCATTCCCACAGCGTGACCTCGTTGTTCGGGCCATACCAGCGGGCCGACTGGCCCCGCTTGTGGGCGTAGTAGCAGGCTTCGTGCTTGCCCTTGTAGTGGGCCGACGTGACGAATTGGGCTTGATTTTTGGCCCAAATGATTTGCGCCGTGATCTGGTAGGCAGCGGCAGCGGCAGCGGCAGCGGCAGCGTGCCCATCGGCATACCACAAGTAGAGCGGGGCCTCCGCATCGGCCGCCTGCGCGAGCAGTGGGAGCGCGGCCATGTAAATCTGCGTCCCGACGTGGTCATTCGCCAGCGCGGCGCGTTTCTTTGCGCCGCCATCGTACGCGACCCCGTAGGGTGGGTCCGTGAAGATGCAGTGCGCTTGCTCCCCCCCCATCACCCGCGCCACGTCCGCCGCGACTGTCGCATCCCCGCACAGCAGCCGATGCCGCCCCAGCTCAAACAGATCCCCGCGCTGCACGTCCGTCGCGCGCACGGCGGGCACGTCGTCGGGGTCGGTCTTGCCGGGCTTCGGCGTGCCGTTCGCGCTCAAGAGCGCCGCCAGTTCCTCATCGCTCCAGAACGTCGCGAGATCCAGCCCTGCCTGCTGGTCGGCGAGCAGTTGCTCGACATTCCACGTCGCGAGCTCCGCCGTCCGGTTGTCAAAGAGCGCGAGCGCCCGCTTCTGCGCATCGGTCAGCCCCGTGCGCCGGACCGCGATCACCTCGTCGCCGCTGGCCTCGATGACGCGCAGCTTCGTCAGCCCGACCGTCTGCGCGGCCTGCACGACGCCGTTGCCCGCGAGGACGACGTTCGCCTCGTCGACCACGATGGACCGCGCCGCGCCGACGTCCCTGAGCGCCTCGGCGATCATGGCGATGTTTTTCTCGCCATGGGCGCGACGGTTCGCCGGGTCGGGCGTGAGCGCGGCGAGCGTGTCAGGCGCCGGGCGCGGGCGCTTCATCGCGCCTCCACCACATACTCCACCGGCACGACGCCCAGCGCGGCCAGCCCCGCCGTCGGCTCCACCCGCACGTCGAGATACGGCAGCCCGCCCGGCGCGGTGTAGCGCTTGAGCGCGACCAGGTCGACAATCTGCGCGTCGTTGCGGTAGACGACGCCCGCCAGCGCATCGCCGACCGCGCGCACCAGCTTGTCGAGGTCGGGCGCGGTCAGGTGCGGGCGCGCCTTGGCCTTGAGCGCCTGCGGGCGCGGCAGGTAACAGGCGACGGTCAGCCGCACGCCCGCCTCGAGCCGCAGCCGGTCCGGCGGGGGCAAGCGGTGGAGCGCGGTGGAGGCGCCCGCCGCGACGAGCTGCTGCCACCCTTTGAGCGCGCCGTTGTCGGTCGTCACCACCGGCCGCCGCCAGCCCTTCGGCACGAACGCGCGCGTGCTCCCCTTGGGCTGCGCGACGCCGTAGACGCGGAACTCGAGCACCATTTACCGCAATTCCACGAGGAACGCGTCCTGGCGGTCACCGCCCTCGACCGGATTCGGCCCCAGCGTGCGCCCCCAG